GCCTGGTAATCCTCCAGCCGGCTGATCAGGCTCACATCGTCCAGGCTTTCGCCCTGCTCCTTCCAGGTCTGGCCGAGGTAGGTGTTGATGAAGCCTTTCAGTTCCGCCGAGTCGCCCTGACAGGATTCCCACTTTTGCGCGATCTGCGTCCAGGTCAGGCCCAGGCCGATGGGGGCATAGAGGGCATTGAGGTGGTAGCCATGGGAGTCTTTGACGTGGGGCCGCCGCGCCACCCAGCGGCCGGCGGCGAGCATGGCCGGCTTGTGGCATTCGGCGATCTCGGCGCCGCACTCGTGGCAGACGTACCAGGCCTCCAGCACCTGCGCCAGAGGATGCGGGTCATTGGCCGGCGGCGGCGCCTTGCGATAGTGCAGATGGGCCCATTCGAGCGGCTGGTAGGCATGGCAATGGGGACAGGGCACCTCGTAGCGGCGCTGGTCCGAGCGCTGATACATCTGCTCGATGCGGCTTTGGCCTTCCAACGTCGGCGTGCTGACCATGTAAGTCTTGGCGCGGGTGAAGGTGCGTTGGCGGTTGGCGATGAGGGTCAGCGGGTCGCCTTCGCCGCCCACGTCCCACGGCATGGCATCCACTTCGTCCAGGATGACATAGGGCAAGTGGTCAGAGCGCAGGGAGTCGGGCGAGTTGGCGCCGGCCTTGATCAGGCGGGCGCGGGCGCCGTATTCCAGCAGGTCGCCGCGGTTGGCGCGGTTTCGCGAGGCGGTGGTGACCAGGCCGGCGAGGGCCGGGCTTTCGTCCAGCATCTTGGCCAGGCGCGGGTTGAAGGAGCGGTCGCGCAGCTCCAGGGTAGGCACCACTACCAGGGCGTCCTTGCTGCCGAGGTGGTGCATGAGGTAGCCGATCCAGTTGTACATCGCCTCGGTGCCGCCGACGCCTGCCGATTTCATAAAGACCACGGTGCGCACCGGCGAGTGCTCGCTCAAATCGTCCATGATGGCCTTAAGGTAGGGGGTGACGGCGGTGCGCCAGGGCCCCGGCGAGTTGGTGCCGCTCTTGAGGTGGCGATGGCGATCCGCCCATTGCGACACGGTGAGGATGGGCTTGGGCTTGAGGCCGCGCGCCAGGCGTTGGCCGATCAGCGGCAGGGCCGGCGTGGCGGTGGCGAGGGCATGGCCCAGCTCGGCCATGACGGCATGCAGGGTATCGCTGAGCAAATAGTGGACGCGCGTCTCGTCACTGGCGCCGGCAATCGCCGCCAGCCATCGCTGCTCCAACCGCGCCAGCGCTTGGCGCACCAGGGCCCGCGCGGCTTGGCCGCCGGCAATGGCGGCGCGGGTGTCAGCGGTGGCGCGGGAGAGTTCTCGCAGTTCCTCGGCGACGATCTCCAGGCGCAGGCGGTCCTTGATGATCTGGTGATCGGCGAGGCTGGCCATGGCTTAGCCGGGGAACGGCCGGCCGGTGACCGCGTGGCGGGCGGTCTGTCCGGTGAAGGTTTGCCATCTTTTAACCGCCACGTCCACGTAGGCGGGGTTGAGCTCAACAGCAAGACACCGGCGGCCGTTTTGTTCGGCCGCGATGATGGTTGTACCTGATCCCGAGAAGGGCTCGTATATCATCTCGCTGTCATGATTGCGCATCGGCCGCGCCATGCACTCAACTGGCTTTTGGGTACTGTGTCCGGTTTCGCTTTTGGAAGGTTTCGGGATCTGCCACAAGCATGACCGATCAGCCCGAATGGCATAAACCTTCTTCGCGGCGTCTTTGGCCAGGAAGACCAATTCCCCCGGCCGCACCACGTCTTGAATGTCCTTAAATATGGTGGTTTGGGTGCGGTCCTCGGTAAACCGGGCATTAATCCCCTTTTTGACGACATACCAGCATGGCTCATGCTGGTTGTGATAATTGCCACGGCTAATAACAAGGGAGGACTTAGCCCAAATAATCAGGTTGCGTATTTCAAAACCGGTGGCGTACAGGCTATCGGCTACTGTAGGGCAATGCGTTTGGGCGTGCCAAACATAGGCCACTCCGCCGCCGTGTTTGGCGAACAGTTCCCAGGCGTCCGACCAGTCGGCTTTACCATCGTTGGAGACTTTGTCGATGGCGCGACCGCCGATAGCTGAGCCATCAGCCCGTAGCCTGCGGTTGCGCCAGTCCGCATCGTAGTTGTCTCCATACGGCGGATCGGTCACCATCAAAAACGGCTGGTCAGTGCCCAGCACCCGCGCCACATCATCCGCCTTGGTGCTGTCGCCACACAGCAGGCGATGTTTACCCAAAAGCCACAAGTCACCTGGCTTGCTGACTGGAGTGACGGGCGCTTCCGGGCTGGCATCGGGATGGGATAGGCCCTGCTTTGGGGTTGTTTCACCCAGTAATTCCTGCAGCGACTCTTCATCAAACCCAAGCAAATCCAATTCAAAATCCTCCAGCCGCAGGGCGGCCAGCTCTTGCGCCAGCAGATCCATGTCCCATCCCGCGTTTAGGGCCAGCTTGTTGTCCGCGATGATATAGGCGCGCTTCTGCGTCTCCGTTAGATGGCCCAGGCGCAGGCATGGCACCGTGACCATGCCGACCTGCTGGGCGGCGAGGACGCGGCCATGGCCGGCGATGATGCCGCCCTGGGCATCGATCAGCACCGGGTTGGTAAAGCCGAACTCCTTGATGCTCGCCACGAGTTGCGTGATCTGCGCCGGGCTATGGGTGCGCGCATTGCGGGCATAAGGCGCCAGGCTGGCCAGCGGCAGGTATTCGAGCTGAGTGGGATCGGGCATGGGGGCTCCTGGGTGATGGGCGCTCAGCGCATGGTGCGGATGGCGTTCTCTACCGCCGTGCTGAGGTTCGGCAGCAAGTGGGTATTGGCATATTTCTGGCCAATGCCGATGAAGTTGAAGCGCTTCTCGTAGCTGGGCGCCTTGTCCACGGCGATCATGCGCAGCTTCCACTTGCCGCGCTCCCAGTTATCCGTGCCGCCCGAGATGGAGAAGATGCCGGAGAATGGCCGACCGCGGCGGGAGGTAAGGGTGGCCCATAGATAGACGCGGCCAGCCACGGTGACCCCGCGACGGCGGCGGGTGGCCCGGGTCTGGGTGATGGCGGGGTTGTACTGCGCGCGGCTGTAGGCATCGATATCCGCCAACATCTTCTGCATAGTGGGCCCGCGCACGTTGCCGTAACGGTTGAAGGGGTAGTTTCTCGCCGGCAACAGCCATTGATCGGGACGCAAGAAGGTGCCGCGTAGCCAGTTCTCCGACCCTTTTGGTTTGCGGGTGGCGGGGTAGCCTGGCACATGGGGCTCCAGGTGGCTGAGCTGGCTAGGATCGTAGGTGGTGGTTGGCGTAATGCCCAGGCCAATATCCAGCCAGGGCTGCGTCTTGGTGGCCCAATGGCCGATGGCCACCTTCTTCAGGCTGAAGGGGGTGGGCCGGTCGAAGACCTCGCTCATGGTGGCGCGGACCTTGGTCATCATGCCCGAGCCGGTTTTGTTCAACGCCACCATGGTGGCGTAGGGCAGTTGGGTGCGCTGGATGGCGGTGAGCTGTTGCTTCAATTCGCGGAAGCCGGTGGCTTGAACGGTGATCATGGTGTGCTCCGGGTGAGGGCGGGCATGGCGAAAAGGGATTGAAAATAAACGCTAAACAAGCGTGACACCATAGCGCAACAGAGGATATAATAGCGCAAGGGGAGGCGATAACGCCCCGCGCGAGCGGGGCTCACCACAGGCACCATTTTATGATTCAGACCTTGGCGATCATTGGCTCGCGCCAGTTCAAAGACTTCGATCTGCTTTGCCTTGAGGCCGACCGCCTGGCACCGGCGGCGGTTGTCTCTGGCGGGGCGGTGGGGGCGGATGCTTTGGCGCGGCGTTATGCCTTGGCGCGGGGCTTGCCTTATCACGAGCACCTACCCGATAAGGAGCGATACGGCAGCCCCGCTTGTTTCCATATTCGCAATCGCCTCATCATTGCCGACGCGGATGCCATTTTGGCCTTTCCGCGCGGCGAAGGGCGCGGCACGGCGGCGGCTTTGGCTCTGGCACGGCGGGCGGGTAAGTTGATCATATCTCGATAGAGCCCAAACCCAGATCAAGCAGGAAGGCATCCATAGAGGATGTCTCGGCGGGGGCTTGCTGCGCCAGGGCAAAGGCGGGGGCATAGCGCTCCAGCAAGTAACGGGCGCCGTTGGCGCCTCCTTCTGTCATCATTTTGTTGCAGGCCAGCACGATAAACTGCGCCTGCGCCCGCTCCACCCAATAGCGATTCGCTTCCAGCCAGGGCGCCACCTCCTCCTTGGCCATCCCGGCGGCGAGGCAGGCCTGTGGCGGGGGCGACCCAGCTCGCAGGAAGGAGCAGACGCGCTCCAGGTTCGCATCAATCTCCAAGTTGGCCTCCGTGAATAAAAGAATGGCACGGCAGACACACGACCAGGCCGTTACCGGGCTGGGTACGCAAGGCTGGCCATTGCGACCACTTGAAAACATGGTGAGCCTGCAATCGCTCTGTTGATCCGCAGAAGACGCAACAGCTATCACGATCATGCACGGCCCGGGCCCAGGCCCGCACGGCGGGATCGTTGCGATCTGTGATGACTTCAGGCATAAGCGCATCCCGCCGGATAGCCGCCCGCCACCAGGATGCTCGCCATGGCGGCCACCAGCGTGTTGCCGGTGGTGCAGATATCGTCCAGGACTAACACTGTCTTGCCGCGCACGTCCAGGGCGGGGGGCGCATACACTTTGCTGATATTGGCGCTCCAATGTTTGCCGCTTTTGGCGTAGCGATCAGGCCACAGCAGGGCCAAATTAAGACCGAGGGCGCCCAACGCGCGTTCGCACAGTATTTGCGCCGGATAGGCCCCGTAATCATGAAATGACGGCGGCGGCACCGTCACCATATCCATTTGGCCGATGCCGCGTTCATGCAGAAATTCGACGAACTCGGTGATCGGCGGTTCCACCAGGGCCCTTTGGTGGTTGAAAGCCTTTTTCCACTCCAACACCTGACCGCGGCGCTTGCCAATGCGATTGGGCATGGACCCGTGAACCACGAAATAGAGACCGCGGCGGTTACCGATCCACATGGCGATAGATCGCTCGCGCCACATTGGCGGCGGCCAGGGCGGCAAAAAACCGCCGCGGATCGTAATGCAGTATCAACAGCGACGATAGGCGTTTTTCGTCTTTAGTGAAATTATCCATCGCCACATCCAGTTCTTCGACAGGCATGGGTGGTAGTTCAAAGCGATCTGTTGGCATGGTGATGTTAAGGGCGCGGGCCGGTGGTGCTGCGAATGGCGCGCAGGGCGTCGATGAGGCCGGCGTCGAAGGCGCGGCCGACGCGGTGCAGTTCGGGATGGAGCAGGCGGGCGCGTTCGCTGGCGCTGGGCACGGCGGCGAGGCGGGCGGCGAGCTGGTCCACGACGCGCTGCAGGTGATCATGCAAGCGGGCGCCGAGGCCGTGGCTTTCGCGGCCGATGTCGTCCACCAGCAGGCGCAGGCCGCGCTTGAGGGCGATCTCGATTTTGGTCTTGGCGTTTTCGGCGGCGAGGATTTGACCCTTGAGGGCGGCGCGGTCGCCGGCGGCGACGGGGGCGGCGGCGAGGGCGGCGGGCGCGTGGGCGGGCGCTGGCGCCGTTGGCGCGGCGGGGGTGGTATCAGCGGGTGCCTCGGCGGCGGCAACGCCGTGGGCGGGCGCGAGCGGGGCTGTGGCGCGCGTGGCGGCGTGGCGCTCGACCAGATCGACGCGGTGACCGCGGGTGGCGGCGAAGCGGGCGGCGCTGGCCTCAATGTCGAGCAGGCCATGGGCGGCGGCGGTGGCATCGGCGGCGGGCACCAGGCGGCCGGCGGCGAGGGCGCGGTTGATGGTGCTGCGGTTGACGCCGAGACGCCGCGCCAGTTCGGCCTGGGTGCCGTAGGGGCGGGGGCTGGTCATTCGCCCTCCTCCGCGTCATCCGTTAGGCGGGCATGGATGTGGAAGCCAGCCAGCAGGGCGATCAAGCCGCCGATGATGGCGACCAGGATCAGGAAGGTGAAAAGGATCTCAAGCATGGGCGGCGCCCTCGGGACGAAACCAGCCGGGTAACAGCGGGGAGACGGCGGACCGCACGGGGAGGGGCCCAGACCGCACGGGGTACCGCACGGGTAGCCGATTCCAAATCTCTTTATATTTCATAGAAGCGCACGGGGCGCACGGGGCGCACGGGTATGGGCGCGCGTA